CGTGGATGTGGCGGGTCAAGATGAAGCACTGCTCAATCTGGATGGTATGGGTAATCCTGGAAGAGATAGCACAACTTTATCCATTATCGATGTGGACTTGTCATCGCTCTCGACGTTGCAAGCGCCCACGTATCGGATCGTGTATCGTGACTCGTGGAAGGGACTCAATCACCTGGTGATCTTCGGCAAGCTGGCCGCGCTCGCGGCGGCCTGGCATCCGCAAAAGATCGTGATGGATGCTACGGGAGTAGGGGAGGGACTTTGGGCCATGCTCGACAAGGCTTATCCGACCCGAGTTATCCCTGTGAAATTTTCGCAACAACTCAAGAGTGAGATTGGTTGGGGTTATCTGGCGGCGATTGAAACGGGACGGGTGCGCGATTGTTGCGTCACCGATGAAGTTCGAATCCAATACAACAAATGCCAGTCTGAAATTTTGCCTGGGCCAGCCAAGACTCTGCGCTGGGGCGTGAAAGATGGGACGCGCGGCGCGGACGGTCAATTGATCCACGATGACATTATCCTGGCGGATGCGTTGGTTGCGATGCTCGATAAACTGGAATGGATGTCTGCTTCCCCGACTTTGGTTGTGGAGCCGACGTTCTCCATGATGCGTGACATGGACGGGAATTACTAATGACAAAGCGAGTGATTCATTTAGCCAAGCCGCGCAATCCCAAGCAAGCCTTTGTGCGCGTGGACAATCGCAGTGGCAATGTGCGCTGGGCTTTTCCACGTTGGGATAACCAAGGTGGATCGGATGTCTATTCGGACATCGCCTTCTGGTGGAACTCATGGACACAGACGCATCACTCTCCTGTTGTTATCAAGTGGGCGAGTTGTTCCAAGAGTTTTCAAGTGCAATATCCATACTTCCCTACTCCTACGGGCAACATGAACGTGTCTGGTTCTGACCTGTCAGATATTTTCAGCATTAGAAGTGTTGTTGTGTGGATCGGTCAACAAACTGGCGTTCTTCCTTCCCGTAATTATGGGATTGGCGTGCCTGTCTCTGCGAGTGGGCCGAAGATGGTGAATTTCAAAAAGCCGTGCGTGCAAGAAGGCGGCTTCGAAGGTCCCGTTGCTTCTCAAAAGTAAAGGATATTGATGAATAACTTCTTCTCCCGCTTCTTCCAACGTTCCGCCAAAGCTGTAACCAGCGTGGCGGCGTCTCTGTCCACGCCTGTTGAGAATGATCAGACTTTCTTTGGCAACAATGCCAGCGCGTTCTATGCGGATCGCTATTCCTACGATCGCGCGAAAGTGCTGGCTGAATGCCTGCGGGCATGGCGAGTGAATCCGATTGCCAGAAACATCGTGCGGGTTATCTCTGCTTTTGTGGTGGGGAAGGGCATGGATATTTCTTCTCCACATAAGGCCAGTGACAAGTTCTTAAAAGATTGGTGGACTCATCGACTCAACCGTATTGATCGTCAACTTCGTGATTGGCAGGATGAAATGACCAGAACGGGCAACCTGTTCTTTCTGTTCAGTGTGGATGAGGCGGGCATGAGTTACGTCCGCGCGGTGCCTGCGGAACTCATCGAAGAGATCGAGCACACTAAAAACGATGTGATGCAAGAGACAAGTTTCAAGCCGAAAGATTTGAATGCGGCGGCGTGGCCTGTCTACGATCCGATGGCCGAACAAACGTCCTTCATGCTGCACTATGCCAGCAATAAGCCTGTGGGTGCGAGTTGGGGTGAACCTGACCTGGCTCCGATGCTGCCATGGATCGGTAGACTCTCGTCCATGCTGGAAGATCGCGTGAGACTGAACCGCTTCCGCAATGCGTTTATGTATATCGTGCAAGGCAACTTCGCCACACCTGCCGACAAAGCCGCCCGTCAACGCGAACTGAATGCAACTCCGCCCACGCCTGGCTCGATCCTGGTGACTGACCCATCCGAGCAGTGGGGGATTATCAATGCGACCCTGGATTCATTCGATGCACAGATGGATATTCAGGAAGTGAAGAAGTTCATCGCGGCGGGCGTCAACTTCCCTTTGCATTGGCTGGCGGAACCTGAGACCAGCGGACGCTCGACCGCTGAAGCGGCGGGTACGCCGACCTTCAGAACATTGGAGCAGACACAAGATGCTTTCGTGTTCATGCTGTCGGATATGGCGAAAATCGCTTTAAGTATTCGTAAGCGCGTGGATGCGCGTGTGAACGTGGACGCTGAAATCGAATTGAACTATCCCGACATTACCGAACGCGATAATGGCTCGCTGGCATTGGCGGCCAATCGTATCTGGCCCGTGGCGATTGACCTGTTTGATCGCAAGATGATCGATGCGGAAGAAGTTGTGTATTTGATCTACCGCATGATGGCTGAACCTTACGAACCTGTGGAAGAAGCACTTAAAGCGATTCGCGTGGATCCACGCGCCAAAGGCGCGGGTCAGCCGACATCGCCCGCCACGCCTGACCCAAAGACTGACCCGACTATTCCCACGGAGGCAACCAATCCATGAAAGAAATCACGTTAGACCTGTCTGCTTCTCCCACAGAGGACGGCTTTGAAATTCTCGCCATTAGCGAAGGCGAAGCGAAGGGACACGGCATCCGTTTCTCGGCGGCCTGTTTACAGGCGGCCATTCCGCTCTACGATGAGCAACCCGTGTTCATCGATCATCCCGCGCCGATGGAAGCGCATTCGATCCGCAATTTGGCGGGCACGTTGCACAGTCCACAGTGGGATGAGTCTTTGCACGGTATCCGCTTACAGCTTCGTCCGTCTGGTCCCGCGTCTGACATCCTGCTGGCTGTGCGGGATGCAGCCAAGAACAATCCTGCCATTATGAAAACGGTGGGCTTCTCGACTGTGCTGCGGGTGCAGTTGGAGAAGGATGGCAATGTTAAGAAGATCGTCAGTGTCAAATCTGTTGACGCTGTTATTGATCCTGCGCGGGGCGGCATGTTCCTAAGCAACGCGCAATCCGATGCTCACGAAGGAGAAGATATGAGCGATGAAACAAATGACGGTACGACCGTCGATCCGAAGCTGGCGCGGATTGAAGAAAACCGCCAAGCCGCCGCGCAATTGCTCGGTGAACAGGCGCGGCTCTCCGCGCTTGAAGTCCAAGCCGAACTGTCTGAGAGTCTGCTGGTCGCGCAATGCGAACACCTGCTCACAACTGGACTGAACGGCTCACGCTTGCCCGAACTTACCCAAGCTCGCCTGCGCAAGCAATTTACTGGCCGCGCTTTCAAGCCGACTGAATTACAGTCCGCGATTGACGACGCCCGCGAAGAAGTGGCCGCGCTGACGGCTGGCGCTCATATCGCTGGCCCTGGCCGCACTTCGGGCATGTTCAGTTCGGAGGATCAGTTCCAGTTGGCAGTGGATGACCTGCTCGGCGTCGAACGTGACGACAAGAGCAAGTCCATCAAGGTTGCGCGTCTGACGGGCATCCGCGAGGCGTATCTGCTCGCAACGGGTGACCGTGACTTCCTGGGCGGGTTCTTCCCTGAGTTCTCGCTCGGCACGACTGCCACCTTCCCTGTCATTGTCAAGAATGCGTTGAACAAACGCCTGGCTTCGGCCTGGGCCAAGTACGGCGCGGCTGGATACGACTGGTGGAAGAAGATTGTCTCGGTCGAACACTTCGACAATCTCCAACAGGTGGACTGGATGATCCTGGGTACGATTGGCTCCCTGCCGACTGTGCCAGAACAGGGCGTCTATACCGAGTTGCCAATTGGCGACAACGGCGAAACGTCCAGTTGGACGAAGTACGGTGGATACGTGGGACTGACTCTCGAAGCCATCCTGCGCGATGATGTCCGCGCTTTCAAACGCCTGCCCGATGAAGTGGCCATGGGCGGCATGCGAAATATCTCCGAACAAGTGGCGGGCATCTTCACCAGCAATTCTGCCGCTGGGCCGACGCTCTCGGATACGGGCGCATTGTTCAATGCGACGGCGACCACGACTGCGGGCGGGCATAAGAACCTGCTTACAACCGCGCTCGGCACCGATCTGACCGCCTGGCGCGCGGTTGAAACGGCCATGTTCAAACAGGCCATGCACATCAAGAACGCGGCGGGAGTCTATGGCACTGGCAAGCCGCAAGCGGTCAAGCCGAAATTCTGCCTGGTTCCGCAAGACCTGAAAGGTGCTGCCGATGATCTGTTCCTGAAGACCTGGACCAGCAACGGCGAGAACATGGGTCACGGCTATGTCGAACCCATCGCCGTGCCTGAGTGGACGGATGCAACCGATTGGGCGGCTGTGGCTGACCCGAACATTCTGCCTGGCATCATGCTGG